TGACCGCCGATGGTCATCAACAGCGCCTCGCCTTGGTCTCCGTTCCCGTCGTTGTTAGCGTCAGTCGTCGGCGAGTTGTTGTAGAACCGAATGCCGGAATACGCAGCGCCGAGCCGGATGCCGGTGTGGTATCCGATGATTAGATCAGAGTAATGCGGATGCGACCAACCGCCGTTGGCGACATCCTTGCCCATCGCGTAGTGGTTCGATCCAAATGACGCACCACCGCCGCCAGACCCAAACTCCACTCTTGTGACACTACCTCCGTTCGACAGGCTACTAGCACTCGCAGCATTACCGGAGATGTTTCCTTGAAATGTTCCATCATTGGCAATCCATGAAACATCCGCACCGTTTCGTCTAAATTGAACTATACGGTCTGACGAACTATCGCCGACGATGTACCACCGATTCGCGTGATATTGAATCTTGCCTTGTGCGCCCGGATCTCCGTCCCAACCCGAGGATGCGTTCGAGCGAATGCTGGTATTTGTAATTGTAAGTGCGCCAGTCAGCGTCCCGCCGCTCTTCGGGAGGAAATAGTCGTGCAGCCAGCCGTAACTGTTAGTCCATAAGTCGCCGCTGGTGCCAAGAATCATTCTGCGATTGCCGTCCGCACTTCCGCCGTGATACCAGATCGCGGAGTATCCGCCACCTCCATGTGGGTTATCGCTGCCGTCGGTGCGGAATATCAACGTGCGGCTGTTGCCGTAAATTTTAAACTGGTAGCTGTCAAATCCAGAACCGCCGTTGCTTGTGCGAAGCCAGTCGTCTGCTGAGTAGTAGCCGCCACCGTAATTGCCAAGTCGCTGTGCATAACCGGTGGCGTTAATCCCCCAAGTACCTGACGCGCCGCTACCGGTTAGCGATGGGCTGTAGGAGGTGTAGTTACCGCTGTGCAACGACTGGCGGATGTTCGCCGACAGCCCCACCTCTTTCGTGCCGCTGGGCTTGGAGGTGTGTGTGATTGACGTTACTTTGTTGATCGCCTTGGTAGCGTATGCGCTATATACCTTGACGTTGTATCCGTTCCAGTAGCCCTGCGATGGGAACCAGAAGCACAGATTGCCACCGACGTTAAGGGCGACGAGTCCAGAGATGTTGTAACCGTTCGATAAACCGCCGTGATTGATGATCGTGTCGTAGTAAATATATCCTTGATACTGAATGTCTAGCGGAACGATGTTCCCGTAAGAGTTGCCGCGAATCTCAAGTACAAACGGATCACCGCTTGAAACGGCGTAGTTGATACTCGTCGTGATAAGCGTACCATTCGGAAAATCACGATCAGAGTGCATCCACTCTGTGTACTGACTCCCGTTTATCGATGGCGCGTAGGATGTGAAGTTGCCAGCGTGGAGGACGGAGCTGCCGCGCCACGTTAAGTCGCCGCCACTCACAGCCCCAAGAGCATTGCCTGTCGTGGCGCTGAAATTCAAATACCCACGATCAGTATTTTGGTTACCCTCAAGGAAAAGGGTGTTCCCCACGTTCCTGTCGGCAAGCCTTGAGTCGTCACCAATAACAATGCCGTGCGTGCCGTTCGGCGTTGTTATAACGCCAGTCATGGTTCCGCCGCTTAGAGGTAGATAGCCCGACAGCGACGAACTAGTGATATAGCCGCTCGGGTTGCTGCTGTTGTACGGCGTGTAGCCAAGTGCAGTCGTGACATCGCTCGAAGCAAGTGACGCACCAGTCGTGACGCGACCCTTCGCGTCAACCGTGACCTTTGTGTAAGTGCCAGCGGTCGCTCCGCTGTTTGCAAGCGTCAAAGCGGTGCTTGATCCAGTATTACCTGAGCCTGTGACATCACCGGTAAACGTCAGCGAGCCAGACGGAATCGAAACGGCTGAAGTTGAAACGGTCGTAAGCCGACCCTTTGCATCAACCGTAATTACAGGAATGGCGCTTGCCGAACCGTAAGACCCCGCCGTCACACCGGAATTTGCAAGCGTCGTCGCGAAAGAAATATTCGCCGACCCATCAAATGCCGCGCTGGTTCCTGTAACGTCCCCCGTTACACCAATCGTGCGTCCTGTTTGGAGCTTTGTTGCCGTTGCGGCATTTCCAGTAATTGAAGCTGAACTTGTGATGTATCCCGAATCGTTTGTAAACGTCGAGACGTTTGTCGGCTGCGTGTACGAAAAGACACCCGTGCCGCTGTTATATGACAGCGACCCTGAAGCCGACACCGATGAACGCGCACGCGCCTGAGTGAAGTAAAGATTTGTTGCGCCTTCCGCGACCGAGTCTGTTGATCCCGGCGACGCGCTGATCTCAACGTATGCCGAGCCAGACCAGCGGTGAACCTTGTTCGTGTCGAGCGCGACGTAAATTTTGCCCGTCTCTCCGGTAACAGGGAACGAAGCAAGGTTCGCAAACTCTAGTACGTCATCGACGTATGACGGCAACTGCCCAGACGGAACGCGGCCCGAAGCATCGAGTGAGGCGTAGCCATTGGCGACGCCTTTGTTCGCTGAGATTTCCTTCTGGCCGAGTTCAGTATTTAACCCGGTGAAGTTGTCGTCAACCTCTTGATGCGTTAGAGCAGCGCCTTTACCGGCGCGTGTGGTGAGGTTCGCCACGATCTATTAGTCCTCGGAGATCGTCATCGTGCCGGTTGCAAACTCTGGAATGATGAGATTCGAGACAGCGAGTGACGCCGTGAGCGCCCCCTTGTACAGAACTTTGCCAGCGCCCGTCGAGGCCGTGCCGACAGCGAAGTGCGAAATTGTGTTGGTGCCACCCGTGCATTGAGGGAAGGTGATCGCGGCAGCGTTCGTGACGCTGTTATCCGTCACCGTCCATCCAGCATTCGAGCGAGCAACAGCGACCCGAGCGTAGCCCGTGTATGTGGCTTCGTTTGCGGTTTGGTTGCCAGCCTCGCCAACATCATCGGTATGTAGCGAAACGTAAAGATTCGTGTTTGGCGAAGTCGCCGCGTTATCGGCGAGATTCGCAATAGCTGTCGCTTGAAACACGAGTTTCATCAGATCGTTCTCGAACGTATTGCCCTTTGACATTTTGAATTCCTCAAAAAATTAGTTGCTAATCTTGACCCTGCGCGGACGGGCAGAAAATTCCCGACTCCCGCGTTGCGGCTCTGGCGCAGCGCCGAGCGACTGATGTTCTCGCGGGCCGGGTTCGCCTTGGCGAACAGCCCAGCCATTCTTTAATGCGACCTCGGCGAGAGACCCTTCGATCTCTTCACCGACTGCGATTGTCCGAGCGTGATATTCACCGTCTCGAACACCGCGAAACGAAATTCTGCAAATCGCTTTCATCAACAAAGAAAAAGGGGCGGGAAATTAATTCCCCGCCCCAGATTCATTAGGCAGCGATCTTCAAGAACTTGACAGCCTGATTGTTCGTCACCTTACCACCGACTCGCTTGCGGACGTACCACTTCACGAAGCCCGGTGAAGTCACCTCGTCAAGAGTGATCGAGAGACCCACGCGGTCAACAATCGTGTACGCAGCGCGGAAGTCACCGAAGGCAATCGGAAGCGCGTTGGCCGCGACATCCGCCATGTCTTCGTTCTCGATGACCGGATAACCGAGCAAAGTGCTCGGAACACCAGCCGCGAGGCCCTGCACCCACAGATAGTTGCCCGTGCTGTCCTTGAACTTACGGACAGCCGCCAGCGTGCTCTTATTCATCATAAAAGCACCATTGGCCCGGTGACCGGCCTTCAACTTGTGTATGACGTTGAACAACGCATCGCTCGGGTTTGACGAGGCAAACGCTGCCGCAGCCCCCGAGTTAACGGCCTGAACGGAGCCGAACGCCAGCGAAGCGTCGTCATCGGCAGCAACCGTCGCAGCCATCAAGCCGGTCGGCTTGTTTGTGCCGTTGCCGGATGTGAACGCCGCACCTTCCGCAGCCGCGAACGCGGTCGCAATCGAGGAGGTCAACCACCCCTGAACATCAAAGAAGATGTCCTGCAACGCTTCCTCTGAAGCCTTCGGATAGGCATAAACCATACCGAAAGTCGGAGCGACTTCGTTGAGCGAAGGCGTGTTGGTCTCGGAGCGAGCGCCGCCCTCACCGACCCAACCGCTGCTCGTACCGAGCGAATCCACAAGAATCTTGTAGTCGCTGGTCGAAGCCGTCACCACATTGCAAGCCTGACGCATCGGCGAAAGGTTCGTGAGTTGCGTGATGATGTTCCGCGAAATCTCCTCCGGCACCGCATAACCACCGGCCGAAGCCGTGCCAACCGAAACCGCCTTGCGCTCGATGTCGAGCAGGGCGGACTCGGCCTTACGATCACGCGGCGAGCGGATGTACTGAAAGAATGCCGAGGTGTGCTCGTCTTCTTTCTTGCCGCCGACCGAACCGGCAACGGCAATACGACCCACGTTCACGCGAACGTCTTCGATTGACTTCTGAAGTTCTGCGAAACGCGCATCGGCCTTCGCCTCGAACTCCTTGCGCTCACCTTCTGAACGCTTTTCAAACACTTCGCGAGCGACGCGCTCATCGGCGACGCCCTTGACCAGCGCGTCAACCGCGCCCTTAATTTCCGTAGACATTTTCAATACCTCAAAAATAGATTTTATTAGCCCGGCTGCCCGAGCACCTTTGCGGCTTGCGCCAAATAGTCAACAAGCCCGTCATCCTCGACAGCGACCTCTACCTCTGCGTCGCACAGAGTCGTAGTTTCGCCGAAGCCATACGCTGTGATCTGCTTGGCTTCTCTGCGAGAAAATCCTGCATCACGCAAGAATCGCTCGAAATCTTTCGGCGTGTTGATGGCTTCAGCCTTCACGCCAGTAATTCTCGCTTCGGAATTTGCCGGAAATGTAACCGGCGATACTTCCCAAAGCTCTAAGTCTGTAAGCAAGCGAACGTCGTTCTGCTTGTCTACCTCGTAACTGCGGGTCGTGTAGCCAATCGAAAGACCGCTCAGAGCGCCGAGTTTGATAAGTTCGCGAGCCTCGCGACCGCGCTGCGTGTCTGCGAGTTGACCCTTGACGTAAAGTCCGCGCTCGTCTTCTCGAAGGTCAGTCCATACGCCTATTGGCTCTTCTTGGTCGTGCTGCCAAAGCATTGCTGGCATACGGCCTGTCGATTTCGCTTCCTCGATTGACTTAGCAAACGCGCCCTGTACAACGACATCGCTGTACGAATCCACGTTGCCAAACACAGAACCGTAACCCTCTATGGTTCCCTTTTCATCGACCGCCTTAATCTCGGCGATCACTTTCATTGTTTTTGTTTCCATTTTTCCTACCTCATGCCGCGCTGTCTGGCGCGACGCTTGATTCCTGCGGATCAGCACTTGCTGGAGCCATGTTTAGCGGCTGCAAGTACACATCGCCCTCGGCGATTGGATTCATATCTTCAAGAGCGCGGATATCGTTGACAGACAGCCACCCCCAATTACGACCAATCGCGTATGAGTCGTAACGTGATTTGAGATCGCCGCGCAGCAACGCCTCCGGCGACAATTTCGAGAAGTAAGTACCCGGCGCAGTTATTAGATCGCGTAAAATTGACTGCTCCCAACGCGCCATCCAAGGGCCGATGCAATGCGCGACGAAATCGAGGGATTGATGCTCGATATTGCTGAAGGTTGCTCGCGACAGATCACCGATCATGTGCGGAGGAACTCGGAACAGCCCTGCAATCTCTGAACGCTGAAACTGCCGCGTTTCCAGAAATTGCGAGTCGTCGTTCGAGAGTGACAGTCTCTCAATCGTCATTCCTTCTTCAAGGAGCGCAGTACGTCTCGCGTTTGCGCTGCTGGAGTACGCAGAGTTCCAAGTTTCTTTCAGTCGCGATGCCGCCTCTGAAGAAAGTTTTTGCGGATGTTTGAGGATTACGCCGGGCGTCGCGTCGTTTCGATAGAAACGCCCTGCGTACTCTTGCGTCGCGTATGCAACGCCGATTGCTTCGCGCCCTGCTTCGATTACTCCCTGCGGCTGCACTCCGTCGCTCGTCCTGTAGCGAACGGTGAAGATATCCTCTGCGGGAATTGAGATTGTGACTCCGTTCTCGCGGCGTAACTCGTAGACGAGTTGCATATCCGGTAACTGTTTGATGGTCAATCGATCAGGGTGGAGCGGTATCAACTCGTCTACGATATTCGAGGCGCGACTGCGCCAGTTGATGTACGCAAAACCGGCACCTCGCAATAGCGAGTGCTCGGTCAGCATTTCTCGGAACTCCTGCGCGGTCTGCCAAGAGTTTGGGCGGTCGTGCAATAGAATTTGCAACGGGTGATCTGCGGCTCGCTCGCGTCCGCCATCGGTTCTGCGGCGGTACATATTAAGTGGCATCTGACCGACGGTTTCTGCAATCACGCGGACACACGCATAAACAGCGGCGACACGCATGGCAGTTTTTTCGTTTACATGGACGCCAGAGGCGGAACTTGCGCCTTCAAGCCGAAGGGTTAGACGGTCGAGCGCCGTCTGTCCTGCGTTTTTGCGACGCAAGATTCGATCCAGTAGAGCCACGGAAACCTCTTACAGAGTAATAATGCCGCGATCTTCGTAGACGCTCGGGCCGTTTACGGTCGGAGCCGCTTTCGCGGCTGCGCCTATCGCCATCGCCAGCGCGACCATTCCGTCGATACGTCCGGTCGCTTTTGCCTTGTCCAGTTTTCGATTCCCCGCTGCATCGCGGGTCGCGACAGCGTTTGCCGCGTTCCATGTCAACACCGGATGTCCGCCATGCAACACCCGGCCAGCCATCAATTCACCTTCGAGCGCATCGAGGGCGGGAGCCATGTCTTTGAATCCCTGCCCGAACTCGACCATAGGTAACTCGCGCCCCATCCGCCCGAGTTCAGTTTTGAATACATCCATTCGCCAGCGGTCGAATGCCACGGCTGCAACATCGTAGTCGTCGCACATCGAGCATAGTTGCTCGGCGACTGTGGCGTAATCGACGCTTGCTCCCGGCGTTGCCACCAAAAGCCCACGGTCTCTCCAAACGTCGTAAGGCGCACGATCCCTCGATGCTCGATCAGATATGCCGAGACTAGGCGCAAAGAAAGTCGGCTTGATGTGCCAAACGCCGTTCAAGTCACGCGCCACCGCGACCATTGCGGTCAAGTCATTTCTCGCCGAAAGGTCGAGTCCAATGTAAACCGTGTTTTCGTAAAACGCGGACTCGTCTGGCTCTGCGCTGTTTTGCAGCCAAATCGGTCTGGGTATGAACGGCGATGTCTGATCGACACGCTGGTTCAAGACCAAATTTCTATAAGAACTTTCTCGGCTTGGCATTCGCTTCGCCGCCGCTGCTTGCTCGCGCACCTCAGTCGGATTTAGAAAGTCGCCAAACGCCGGGTTCGCAGAGCGCATAGCTTGCTCGCTGAACGGGTCGATTGACTCGTCCGCCGAGAACATAAAGAGTTTTGTTTTCGGGTCTGCGCCGCTCTTCGCGTCGTCGATCAACACAGAAAGCAAGTCAGCGTCCGTCGGTGCTTGTGTCGAGATCACTATCGACAGCGGCTCGGCCTGTGCGCCGCTTGCTGTTTCGAGGGCATCGTACAGTTCGCTTCGCGGCCCCTTCACTTGTCCAAGTTCGTCGTGAACTGTGAAGACCGGCGACAATCCGTAAGCGGTCGAGGCTTCTGCTGACAGCGCCCGGTACAACGTCCCCAGTTCAGCGCAAAACAACTGCTTGGCTGTATCTCGTGTGGCGACAACAGCGTTTAGATCGGGCGACATACGCACAATTTTTGCCGCAAGCGCAAACAAAAGCGCGGCCTGATCCCTAGACTGAGCGGCGGAGAACAACTGCGAATTTGCTCGCGCCTCGGGGCCGCATAAGTGCAGCAGCAAAAGAAACGCGCTGATCGAAGTCTTGCCGTTCTTCCGTCCGAAACTAACTATCGCCCGTCGCGTCGGGGTGTCGTAAATGCCCCGAATTATCGAGCGTTGCCACTCTCGCAGCCGAACCGGCTGCCCTACCATCGCGCCCTCGGGGACTCGACAGGTCGATTCAATCCACAGAATGTTGCGGTCGCCGCGAGCTATCTGGTCTAGCCCGTGAACTCCCACGGCTTCTTGATCGCCGTCCGGTCGCTCGCCGTCGCCGCCGCTCTCGCCCCGTACCTCGACTGTTGCGTCAGTCGCATTTTGGTCGCGAGACTTGCGAGTTGTCCGCTTACCCTGTTTTGCAGCGCGATCAGTCTCTCGTAATCGTCGAGGCATTCTGGGCTTATTTCGCGAAGTTTTGAAGCGATGCGACGCGCTTCGGTCTGAACACAGCAGTATTGTTCGAGCAGCGCAAGGTTATCCGAACCGAACCAATCGGCCGGTTTAGAATCAACAATACTTCCCCAGATCGAACGCTGATCGTCCGTGAGGCGATCCGGCGCAGAAACCCTTGCGCCCGGTGCGACTTGGACAACGGAGAGGCTCTCGATACTTCTGCGGCCGCGCTGCTGCATCTTCTGAATCCTTGCGATTTAGCGTTTGAAAAT